GCTCTATCAGAAGTTTACTCGAGCCAGAGTCTGCAGCTGGGATGGCTGGCTTGGTAGGTGCTAGTGTGGTCGAGCCTCTAGGCACCGCTGTAGATGTTGCAGACTTTGTCGCCGGTGTGCAGGACCGTGATCCGGTCCGTATGGGATTTGCGTCTGCCGGGCTCTTGTTGCCCTTTGTGGCTGGCTCCACGCTACGCAAGATTGGCAGCAAGGCTCCAAGCAAGGCTGAGCCCGATGTGGTTACCGAAACCTTGGAAGGGGTGGAGGAGTTAGAGGATTTTCGCGCAGCTGATCGAGCGGAAGATACGGTTGTCCGTCCCAGATCAAATGAGGGTATTGAAGGAATTCCAACAGCGGGTGTCCGGGGTCAAGGAAAAGGTATCAAGAGCGTAAGAGAATTGCCTCTCGAGGAGGCAGTGCGCCAAGCGAGAAATAGAGCTCACCTTGTTCGTAAAGCTGATGGTGGCTATGTGGGGGCTCCGGCGTGGATAAGATCACCACAAGCTCTGGCAAAATTGCGGAGACAGCTGGATGAGCTCGCTGAACAAGGCGCGATGGGCAGGGATTGGTACGACCGTACAGAAGCAGGAAACAGAGCTATCGCCGGTCCTCACGCTGATCGTACAGCGCGGCTGTCTGCAGAGGAAGGCTTGTGGTCAGCTCAAGCTACTCCCGATGTAAATTTTGGTCACGCTCTAAAAGGTCACAACGCATACGAGCTGGGAACACCTTTGGAGCAAGTTCGCACCGGCCGACAGGCTCGAGTGTACAACGAAGCGATGGATGCCGGAGAGCTTCCGGGGCTAGGTCCAAAAACTGGTGTGTATGGTGAGCACCTCGATCCGTTTGTAGAAAGCCCGATTACAGGCACAAATGATATTTGGCATAGCAGAGCGTTTGGGTTTACGGAAGGCGAATCGATAAGTGCTCAAGTTCACGCTTTCATGGATGCGGAGACATTGCTTGCCGCAGAAAGACTGAACGCAAAACACGGCACGGATATTTGGGATGGCCGGGGAACACAGGCCGCTATCTGGGTGCGTATGAAAGGGGCTGACCTAGCAGAAAAAAGATTCAAGGGTGATCTGGCTCGAGGGATCGAAGAGGCCCAAAAAACTTACCCAGACTTTTTTCAAAAATACGGAGTGAACGCAACCCATGAAGCCGTTCCCGGCAGAGGCACTGGTCACCTACCAGATCTCTTGGATGAATCTTGGGAAGCGCGAGAGGCGTACACGGATGCTGTACCGTGGACGACTCGATCTGGGCAAGATGTAATGTATGATGAGATTGGGATGTACAACGAGCCAATACGCCCAGCTACAGGTTATTACATGGGCGAAACCAACCCGGTACGGGTCAGTCGCCCAATGGCTCCTCGAGTGGGTGGCAAGTCAGCAGCTACAAAGGCCGACATAGACCCACTGTCTCGAGAAGCGATTTCTGCTACAGAGTCAGTAAGAGGATTGCTAGACGCACAGAACGCTGCAGCGTGGCACAGACCAGTAGTTGATATGCAAGCGGGTCAGCAGAAGAGTGCTTTTAGTCTTTTGAATGATGCAGTAGATCCAGATTTGCTGGACGAAGCCGCTCAGATGGTCCCGACGCACTACCCGATAGATACAGGGCGTGGTGTTACGTGGTTGCCAATTAAGGCTGACGATCTTACAAGCCAAGAGGTTTTACGATCCACCACTGGTGGCCCTATCGATCAAGCGGGAGCAAGGCTGGGCTCTCCCGGAACTGCACGGGTGGGAGCAGACTCAGATTACATCAAGATCTTGGAGGACATAGGAGAGGCCCAAGGAACGGGCCGGGCTACTCAACGTGTTCTGGACAGAGTAGATCAAGCAGTAGAGGCCGGTGCTACAAATCTTCCAAGTCGGTTGTCTTCAGAACCGATACGGAGACGAGCAGCCGGCCTCTTAGCTCGAGATGAAGCCTTAGCAGCAAGGCTGGGTGGAGTGCGACCAGATATACAAAACTTTAGACGATTGTTTGCTGAAGGTGGACTACCGGCTGTTCGTGCCGCTCTCGCTCGAGGAGATGTCGCCCTTCCCGCTGCCGGACTCCTTACTGGATACGGTGTCCTTGGTTACGACCGCAGCTCGAGAAGGTCGCAAAGCCGTTGATGGCACTCCTATGGGTGGAGAATTAAAACCGTGCTTGTAAAGCATATGTTTCTCCTCAGCAGTCAGGCGACCCCACATCACGAATCTTCCATCGGGTAGTATTTTAGTTGGCATCCTTACCCCCGTGTTGTTAGTCCTGTAGGACACAAATATAACCGTTTACATATTGCGATTCAATGAGCTACGCTGACCAACTGGTTCTCATGCGAGAAGACCCGGTGCTCTTTGTCGAGGGCATCTTGAAGGCTGAGCCCGACAAGTGGCAAGCTGAAGTTATGGCAGCTGTAGCTAGCGGTTCTCGAGGGGTTAGTATTCGCTCAGGGCACGGTGTAGGGAAAACAAGCTGCCTGTCTTGGCTGGCACTTTGGTGGATTGCAACACACTACCACGCCAAGGTAGTTATTACAGCTCCCACCTCTGCCCAGCTGCAGGACGCTCTTCTGCCAGAGACGAAAGCTTGGCTCAAGCAAGCACCTCGAGAATATCGAGAGATGTTTAACGTGAAAGCAGACCGGATCGAATTGTTAGCGGATCCTGAGCGCAATTTTATATCTGCAAAAACTTCTCGAGCTGAACAGCCCGATGCCCTGCAGGGTGTACACGCAGACCATGTGCTATTGATCTGTGATGAGGCGAGCGGTGTGCCAGAGCAAGTCTACGAGTCGGCCGGTGGATCCATGTCAGCCCACCACGCGACAATGGTGCTGGCCGGTAACCCGGTTCGCTCGAGCGGCTACTTCTATGACACGTTCCACAAAATGTCGGATCGCTGGGATACGTTCCATGTCTCATGCGAAGACACTAAACGAGTCTCAGAAGATTACATCGAAGAGTGCAAAGTTCGGTACGGCGAAGAGAGCAACGTCTACCGGGTCCGGGTGCTGGGCGAATTTCCTCGAGGTGATGATGACACAGTGATCCCACAGGAACTGGTCACTGAGGCAATCAATCGAGACGTTGAGCCGACACGGTTTGCCCCGGCGGTGTGGGGAGTTGACGTTGCCCGGTTCGGCTCTGACTCATCCGCTCTCTGCAAGCGGAAAGGAAATGCGATCACGGAGCCCGTCAGACTCTGGCGCAACCTCGATACCATGCAGCTCACCGGAGCAGTTAAAGCCGAATACGATTCAACCGACGACCGCCCTGTTGAGATTTTTGTAGACTCTATCGGGCTAGGAGCTGGAGTAGTAGACAGACTCAGAGAGCTAGGTCTTCCAGCGTTCGGAATCAATGTGGCAGAGTCGCCGGCAATGGGCACTCAGTACATGAACCTCAGATCAGAGCTCTGGTACAAGGCAAAAGCTTGGCTCGAGGGCAGAGACGTTCGACTGCCTCGAGACGCAACCTTGAAATCTGAGCTGGCTACTGTAAGATATAACTACACCTCGAGCGGTAAGGTGAAGATCGAAAGTAAGGGCGAGCTCAAGAAGCGCGGAGTCGCGAGCCCGGATTCGGCTGATGCGTTTGTGCTGACGTTTGCATCAGAAGCTGGAACCGCTATGGGTGGAAGGAGCGCAAGGCGGGTTGGTAGGCTCAAGCGAAATTTAGCAGGAGTCGTGTAAAGGGTTCGGCCGGTGACTTTTTTCTGTGGAGGACGGCCCAACTTAAACAACCACAGGACGAGTTCTGGTTGCGACCGGAAAGGTGCCTTTACACGAAACCCCCCACCGCCGAAGCGGTGAGGGGTTGTAGGGTGCCACACCCACTCTCTAAACGTCACACCATTTCCGTTCGGGGTAGTGCCACTGCTGTTCGTGCTCTGGCTTCCAGCCGAAGCTCGCCCAGCGGTCTACTGTATAACAAGCACTTCTGGGATCTCTGTGTAGCTTGTAAAGCTCACGCTGATACGTCTGAAGGTATCGTTTCTCTACCCAAACGAATTGCTTGCCCTCGATAATTTCGTGCCCCACAAGTCGGCACTCGTCATATTCAAACATCTCGGTCGGCATCTCTCGGTCCACATGAGCCACAAAGCACTCGGGGTGGTAGCCGTAGCGATGCCACGCTATCGCTTTCTCAATCTCGTGCGTCATTCTACTACTCCGGTGATTAGGTCACGGATGTACTTCGTTCGCTTCACTGCCTCACCCTCGTACTTTGAGTCGGTGCACATCTCGCAATCGGCGGGGCACGGTTCAACGCAATAGTTGATCCAATCCTTCGCTTCTTGCTTGGTGTCGAACCACTTTGTGTGGGAGGCGTAAGAACCAAACCAGTAGCCCACCTTGGTGATGACTTCCCATCTGCCTTCGTAAGGGTCTAGTGTCAAGAAGTGGCCCTTGTAGCCGTATTTAGCTCTCATAGATCAGTTTCCGTGTAAGTGTTCTTGCAGAGGCATCGGTAATCGGAACTCTCATCCCAAGCAAGCCATGAGGGGAGCTCCAGCCCTGTCTCCAAATCCCGATACCCACGGCAAGTGTCACACCACATCTCGTCTAGTTTCGCCAATGTTTCGGCAAGGGGACCCCGGGGAGTTTTCTTAATGTTCTTAGTGGCGTTCATAATGTTGCTCATTTTACCACCGTAGCATTGAAGCCACTGCGTCCAACCGGAATTGAACCCGGCTCAACATGGCCGTTAGAGTGAACTTGGTAAGCTCTCACGTCGTTGTTGTAACGGCTCACAACCGTTACTGACTGACCTTCAGGAATGCCGGCCTCAAGAGCGGCTGTAGCTTTTGCAAAAAGCTCACCACCATCGACCCATGTGTAACCGCCCTCACCGGGAACCCAATTCTGTGGAATAATGCATTGCACAGAGCGTTCGGCTTGTGCGATCTCAGGAGAGGCGTAAACCGTGTTCCAGCTGACTAAGTCTGACTTGCTCATCTTTGGCTCCGTATCTGTAAGTGTCTCTGGACACCTATAAGATACCCAATCTGGGCTTTCGTACAAGACCTATTTAACACAAATGTGAAAGTTTTTTTTGACAGCACTTGGTAGACGTTTCTATCTTTTACAGGCAGCTAACCGGAGACTGTACGCCTGTGGCATATATCGACGAAGCAGAGACAGAAGCTGGAGTAGGCATGACCGAAGAAGAGCTCCATAGCTCTGTCCGTCAGTCTATCTCAGACGCTATTGATTACATCGACGATGAGATTAGCCCTATTCGGGCTGAGTCTACAAAATTCTATCGTGGCGAACCGTTTGGTAATGAGGTGCCCGGACGCTCTCAAGTCGTCTCTCGAGACGTACGAGACGCTACGATGGCAGTATTGCCGTCTATGATGAGAGTCTTTTTTGGCTCTTCTAAGCCAGTCGAATTTGTGCCACAAAACGCTGACGACGTAGCAATGGCAGAACAGGCTACTGACTACGTTTCTCACATTCTACAAGTCGATAATGATGGACTAGAAATTTTTTATTCGGTGTTTAAAGATGCGTTGATGAATCGTGGCGGCTTCGTAAAGTGGAGCTGGGACGATTCGATGCTTATCAATACACACACGTTTGAAGGACTCGATGAAGGTTCGCTTGGATTAGTCCTGCAAGAAGAAGGCGTCGAAGCTGTGTCTGTTATGGGCCAACCAGCGCCCGGTATAGGCGAGCAACAAATGATGCAGCTAGAGGCTCAAGGTATGCCGGTGCCTCAAGTGTATGATGTAGAAATTAAGCGCAGTACAAAAAAGAACCGGGTCAAAATCGAAACAATGCCACCGGAAGAGTTTTTTGTAGATGCTGCCGCTACGTCTTTAGATGATTGCCAGATTTGTGGTCACCGCACGATGGCGACCGTGAGTTCGCTTGTAGCTCTAGGTTACGACCGAGAAATGCTTGAAGAGCATCTAAGCGACCAAGTAGGGTTTGTCGATTCGCAAGAATACATAGCCAGAACGTCTTATCCAGATACCCGTAGCTCGCTATCTGATTACGAACGTCGGCGTGTGCTCTATGTTGAAGCGTGGACGTATGTTGATTATGACGGAGACGGTATTGCTGAGCTCCGACGAATTTGCACGATTGGTGATGGTTACAAAATCGTAAACAACGAACCAGCCTCGAGTATCCCATTCGCTGTTTTTAATGCGGATCCGGAGCCACACGTCTTTTTTGGGTCCGACCTAGCAGACCTCACTAAAGACATTCAGCGGATCAAGTCAGCTACGCTAAGAGGAATGCTCGACAGTTTGGCGTTCAGCTTGTATCCGCGCACGGCCGTAGTGGAAGGCATGGTAGACCTCGATGACGTTATGAACGATGAGCCCGGTGCGATTATCCGCACACGCCAGCCCGGAATGGTTACGCCATTCAATGTGCCGTTCTTAGGTAAAGAAGCTTTTCCCATGATCGCTTATCTCGACCAAATGAAAGAGTCGAGAACAGGCCAGACGGCAGCGTCACAAGGACTCGACCCGGATGTGTTGCAGTCAACTACTCGAGCAGCTGTTCAAGCAACAGTGAAAGGAGCTGAACAGCACCTCGAGTTGATGGCTCGACTGTTTGCAAACGGTTTCAAGCGTATGATGAAAGGAGTGCTTGAGCTCGTTATTACGCATCAAGATCGTGAGCGTATAGTTCGGTTGCGTGACACTTGGGTGCCCATTGATCCGCGAGTGTGGGATTCTGGGATGGACTGCGAAGCTAATGTTGGGCTGGGCAGTGGTATGACTGATGAAAAACTGGCGGTGCTCTCTAATGTTGCGCTTCAGCAAAAAGAGATTCTTGAAAAACTTGGGCCAAGTAACCCGCTAGTTGGATTAGGCCAGTTTAGAAACACGTTAGCGAAAATGCTTGAAGTGGCTGGTTTCAAGGATGCCAACCAATTCTTTAAACCGATCCCTATTGACTACGAACCGCCACCACCACAAGGACCGCCTGAGCCATCGATGGAAGACAAGATGCTACAGGTGCAGATGGCTGACATTCAGAGTCGGGCTCAAATAGAAATGCAGAAGTTGCAGCTGTCGGCAATGAAACAGCAGCAGCTCGACGAGAGGGAATCGGCTAGGATCGCTGGAGATCTTGCAATTCGAGAATTCCAAGCTGAAGAAAAATTTCAAAACGATGTAGACTTGGAAGTCGTAAAAGCTAATCTGAGAGACGGCTTATGAGCCTAACTAAGGAAATGAAAGCGAGGCGAGCAAAAGAGCTTTTAGAAGATGACGTTTTCTTAGAGGCAGTGGCACAAGTAAAAGAAGGTTTAGTTGAGCAGTGGAGCCAGACTAAACCAAGCGACACGGAAACACGCGAAAATTTGTATTATCGAGATCGTGGACTTGACGAAATTTTAACGCAGTTGCGAATTTTGATATACGATTGGAATGTTCAGAAGCAACGTAAGAACAAAACAAGGACATGAAACAAAAATGAGTGAACTGGTATCGACAGCAACACCAGAGCGTACCGGC